TGATTTTTGGCATACTTGCTCTGCTTCTTGTCGGCAACCTTTTCGGGTTGCTCCTCTTTCAATGAACTACTAATTTCAGCGTCTTGATCTGGAGGTTTAGCTTCCTCTTCCCCGTCCTCCTGTGGTAGCTCCGGTGGCGGAGTTTCCTCCACTTCCGGCTCTTCATTTATCACCTGTACTTCAGGTGTTTCACCCGCTTCCACAGCAGCATCATACTCCTGTGCAGCGGCCAACAGTTGGTCGGCCATTTGGTCGCCATTTTCCTCTGCCATCAAACGCTCCTTTTGTTGAATGCTATCCTCGTCCTGCCCACGCATTCATGGGGCAGACCGTGCTATGGGGTCTTAACTCAACAGACGCTCGACCCCGGTTTCGTCCGTTGTAAATTCTTCCATGGGTTCAATTTCCTTCGCCAGCGTTTCCAGCGTATGAACCGTGGTTCTCATACCGTTTGCATAACCCGCCTCTATTTGCAAGTTCTTTGTGTCACATTGTGAGACTACGTGCGCGTTTTGTCGCAGAACCATGTTCAACAAAATTGCCCTCAACCTCTTTCCTGTCCGGCTGGCAAGAAACTGGCGTAGTGCGGTGGAATCATCCACACGCCATTCCGGGTCTTCCACCCAAGGCAGATTACCAGATAGACGCCAAGCAATCCGAATAAATTTCAAAAATCTTCCCACTACCCTCTATTCCCCTTTTCTCCTTATCCTTAATATTTTCTTTCTTGAGGGATGCTGCGCCCCACCTTTTAGCGGCATTTTCCAAAGTAGGCGTTCTGCGTTCTCTTTGGTTTGGTCAAAGTCAGGGTGTTCGTCTTGGAGCCGCGCCATGTAAAGCATCACATCCTCGTCGTAAGAATCCCTCAACTGACGGCCATGTTTGGTTGGCAGTTCCAATACCATTCTGGCAAAGGCTTTTGCCGCACTTTTCGGCAATTCGGCATCCTTGATGTCGGTGACTGATGGATATGCGTTAGAGCTAACTGGAAGCTTCGTGGACTCCCTTAACTCTGGAGCCTCCTCCCTCGGCAGTCCATACATTCCTCCGGAAAAAACCGTTGGCCCCTCAATAACGTGGTAGCCGCCGTCATGCTTACCAAGCGGAAACGCTCTGTTTTCTTCTTTTTTTGACCGATCTTCTCGCCTCTTTTCAGTGCCGGATGGGTCAAAGAATTCCTTAACGTAGTCGGGTTCTCTCTGAACCGCTGGCTTCTTCTCCGATGGTGGGGCCACAAAGCCCTTGGTTGGGTCTGTGTTGGGTGGTTCATCCTTTGCCGGTGCTAACCCCGGAACCTTTAACTCTATCACTCTCCGTTTCTTATCTGCCATAATTAATAATCCCCCTGCTGCACTACTGCCTCGGTTTCCTCAATGGCTTGGGCTTCGGGTTGTGGAACCTGTCCGGTCATGGCTTGCATTTCCATGGCTTCCTGCTCCTGCTTGTCCGGCATGAAACCAAGCTGCACAAGGTACTCTTCAACGTCCTTCCGCAACGCCCTCGCATTGTTGGTGTCCATCTGCTCATAGGCATTTAGCAATTCACCCAGCCTTGAGCTAATAGCTTGCTGCCCCTGTGGGCTGACTTGCATTCCGCCCTGCCGCGCTTTCTCAAGGAACTGCATAATCACCCCGATCCTTACCCGATAATCCTGACCGCCCTCCACCGGAATCATCTCGCCCAGCATCAACGCGGGAATAATCTTCTTCTCATCTGATACCTCGTTGCCTTCCTTCTCATTCGGGTCTTGGATAAGTCTCGGAATCAAGGACGGGTCTTCCAGTTCCAGAATGCTCTTGTCCAGTTCAACCTGGTTAATCCAAGGACTGTTCACAAACAACTGTTTCCGTTGCACCGCCTTGTTGAGCAGCATGGCTTTGCTTACCATGTCCATGCCTCCACGCGGTTCAATCTGGTACTCGTCGTGGAGTGCAATCGGGTCAACAGTCAGGCTGTCTTCAAGGAAACGATACTGTAAATCTTCCCCGTCAAATTGTATCAACAGTTCCCATGCCTGACGGTAAAGGCTACCCAATGCCTGACGGAAAAGGCGCAACCGCAAATCCATGTTCTGCTGGGACTGGGCATTGATGGATTCAATCTCCGTGGCCGTGCGCCTGTCCTGCGTTGCCATTACCTGATTGATTCCGTAATCAGGAACTGTCACGCGCTGTTCAGCCACTGACTGTGTTCGCATGAGTTCCTTGTCAAAATCCATGGGAGGTTGAGGCATGGGAACCGGCGCAATTCCAAAGGGCAAAATCTGTCCCGGTTTCATCCGCAGATTAACCGAGTTTGGTAAGTCCCTTTCCGCCCTGAACAACGGCTGATTGTACAGCGTGGCGCAGTCCATCTTTTCATTCCAAATCTTGTTCAGGCTGACCTCAAAGGTTCCCAACATCTCACACACGCCACGCGGACTGTACCATCCGCCATCGGTAATCTCATATTCACATGACACAAACGGAGGTTGTCCGTGGTCGTATGGTACAGCCATGGTATCGCGCAGCTTGGTTTCGGGTGACTGGGGCGAGAAGGTTTCAACCTCCCACGCACCGTCCTTCTCTTTCCGCGTGTAAACCTCCCAAACTATGATCTGGTCACGATCACGGCTAAAGGTTAACCCCTCGCGGATTTCCTTGCGGTTGCGGAGGTTGTTGCTTATTCCCTCATTATCCTCCACCCCACCCCGAATCTTATTAATGACCGCCTTGGATGTGTCATAGATGCCAGCGCGTTTATATGCCGCCTCGCTCATAGGCAGCACATGAGTCACCCTGTCGGCTCCATCCACCCCTTTTGTCCAAGGCGGTACAATCACAAAGAGCGGATCAATCGCCTGAAATTCAACGTGCTTCTTGTCTGGATTCCAGAACACCTTCAGCACCCCGCGCCCACCCATAAGCATATGGTCAATCCAACTCATCACCTCCGTGGCGTAGTTGCTTTTCTCATGGAGCTTATAGGAAAACCATTGTTCAGCCGCCGTGGTGAATCCCGCCATCTGCGAGCGCATAGGCACAAAGGTAGCCAGTACCTCAAGCCCCATGGCTTGCTGAAAGAATCCCGGCTTCAGCTTGTTGATGGTGGTGTCTATCAACGGGAAATGCATATCAGCCGCTCCCGGCCATGGCTTGTGTTTTCTCTTCAGACCGTTGTTACGCATCTGATACCACAACGCCTGTCGCGTCTCCCATTCCACGCGGGACTTGATGTCATCGGCCACCAAGCTATAAATCTTTTCGCTCATCCTTTACGCGCCATGTTCCTGAATGTCCTTGCCAACACAGCTTGTTTCTTTGTCTTCGCACTGGCCTTGGAACCCGGCTTTAAAACCTGTGAAGCGTACTGGCCCACAGTCTTATCCGCCGCCTTGGCTTTCTTCGTGAAAGCACCTTTCTTGAGGTTCGCCTTTTGAATCCATTTACCATTTCCTTTAGCCATAAATTATCTTCCCCTCCCACGGTTGCGACCACGCGGCTCAATCTTTCCCGCCTCAATATCCTCCTTGGTAGGCACAAGCACACCCTGCGCTGTCACCTTCCCTGCCTTCACCTTTTTCTCCTTGGCAACCTTCATTCAAACCCCCCTATCACAATGTGACACCACTGGCAAATAAATAATTCATCTTACCATCCAACTTCCATTCCCGGTGGTACAGACATGGAATCCGCTATGGCTTCCGCTTCATCATACAACTCCTCAATTGATGGACGGCTAATGCTCTCATAATATTCCCATGACCCGCCTATCCCGCCGCCACACGCAATGCAACCCAGCACCGCATCAGCACGGTCAGGACTGGCCAGCCCCCGCGTTTTCATCCGGTCTTTAGGTTCCACTCCCAACTTGCCTGACCGTCCCACATCACTCCTCCTCGTCACCATCTGTTGATGCAACAGCCCATCATCAAACAACCTCACCTCGCGCCGCTCAATAGCTCTAGCTGCCTGATGCCAAATCTCCGCACCCCGATTAGTGTACCTAGGGTCATACGGTTTCCCCCCAAA